AGTGGTTAATTTGACATCTTGTTTACAGTAAGAGACCAGTTCTTCGGTCAATCCAGCGTCATAATCAGAGAATTCTATCTTGTGGTTGCCTAAACGCTTGCCCCAGCTGTCTAAACTGTGACCTCCGTCGATAGATGGGGAGTATAGACGACTCATTACTAAAGTATCTATTAGAATCTGTGTTGGAATGTGTATTCCCCAGACATTCTCCAGCACTGGTGCGTCAAATCCAATGATGTTATGACCAATAATACCTGTTGAGTCACGAATTAGAGGCACCAGTGTCTCAGCAGAGGTGTGCACAGCAATATTACCTGTGATGACCTCTTCAGTGACCACACACCAGATTGTGTCGTGCTTGGTGTTGGTTTCGATGTCCAATGTAATCAACATAATACTGCCTCGATGAATTATCTTTGTTACTATGTCTGTCGTATGGGTTAAGTTGTCGTGTTTCTTTCTTCTTTTCTTGTAGTTCAAGCACCCAGCTACCAATTTTACTCATCTGTTTCCCCTAAATTTGTATAATCAGCTTCAGATTTTAGGTCAATTCTGTCAATAGTGTCAATATCCTCTGCATAATACAAGCAGCTATTGCACAAATCTAAAAAATCCCCAGATGCTGCTGACTTCCTTGTTGCCTCGAAGTCGGACAGTGCTACGTTACAGGCTAAACATCTCATAAGGCTTCCTCCATAATTTCAGACATCCTACCAGATTCCTGATTATAAAGCAATCCGCAGGCTCTTCCTGTTATGCCAGCAAAGCGATTCTTGAGCACTCTGACGTGTGTCGTATTCCTCTCTATTGGATCGTCTGCCTGTCCGTTGCGCTCAAGTCCTAGCACCATGTCTGAGAGCTGCGCAATACTAGCTGATCCCCTAAGCTGTGACAGTGAGCTTGCTGCGCCTTCCTCGTGACCTTTACCGTCTGGTCTCTTCAAATGGCTCACCATAAACAAAGTAATGCCAGTCTCTTGGACTAACATCCTGAGCTTAGTGCATATCTCATCCAGAGCTTTACGTTCGTCACCGTTGCTCTGTGCGGACACTACAATACTAACGTGGTCGAGAAACAGATACTTGGTGTCTAGCGCTTTCGCCATGTAACGGCAACGGGCAACAATATTGTCAATGCTGGTGCTTCCAAAGTGGTCAAACAAGTACACTCTATTTGTACCCATTGTCTTCTCGAAAGCTTCCCAGCGTTCTTCCTCTGTTGTCTCCACAGTTGGTAGGTGTATTGGCTTATTCGCAGCTAATGACATCAGCGACAAGGCAGTCTTTCGGGCGTTCTCTTCAAGGAATAACAAACCGATGTTATCCTCTGAGTTCTTCAGGATGTGCCAGACAATCTCACGTACAAATTGAGACTTACCAAGACCAGAACCGGCTGTAATGGTAACCAGTTCTGCCTCTCTGATGCCAAAGGTCAGCTTATTGACACCGTCCCACGGATACATAACAGCAGCTTTTTCTACAGGTCTGTTGACTTCATCCCAGAGACTAGCACCGTTGATGATACCGTCTGGAACAAACCTCTCAGCCGCCCAGAATGAAGCGGTATAGGCTCTGTCATCGTTATTGAGTAGGAAGTCACAGGCATCCTTATACTGTGGTGGGTATTTCATGACCTTAGACTTACCGCCAAACAGCTCCGCAACCTCTCTGGCAGCTTTAACGCCTGCCTCGTCGCTGTCAAAGGATATGACAATAGTCTCGAACGTGTCCAACCACTCATAGGCGGCCTTACAGTCTCCCAGAGCGCCGCTAGCTCCGTTCTTGATACTGACTACAGGGTACTTGCTCCCTTGCATCTGATAGCTTGCTAGGGCGTCAAATTCACCCTCAGTAATAGTAATGCTTCTACCACCTTTCGCGAACAAGTGCTGTCCAAACAGACCAGATTCTTTCCAAGCACCGGCGGTTGAGAATTGTTTATCGTGTTGTCGTATTTTAGCCGCAACTGGCGTATTGGCATCATCTGGTGAATGGTAGCTGAAATATGTCTTATCAGCGTTGTGCATAACACCGTAGTACTTAGCTGTGGCGGTGGTGATGCCTCTCTCTGGTATTGCCTTATAGGTGCCAGTAGTGAGTAGGTTCTCTAATGCGTCAAAGCTCTGCTTAGGCTGTGGTGTTTCTTCAAACATGGGCATTGCAACGGCACCCTCGCCATATCCTCTCTCAAAGTCACCACAGCTAAAACATTTTTTAGATCCGTTCTCATTAATGGCGGCAGCATCTGACGAACCGCAAGCGTCACAAGGTAGGTGTGTCTCGATAAAAGCCATTTTTTAATCCTCAAATTCAATTTCTGTATAAACATTGCCGTAACTAATCATTATCAACGGCAATAGAATAATAGTGCCCATAAACGGCATAGCCTCCGTCTCTTCAGTGTTTACGTTATAAACCCACACTGGCCTGCTATCGCAGAATTCTATGTCTATACCTGTTCCACTGCGCCATTCAACGTTTAAATGCTTACCAAATAAAATTGTACTAATCATTGTCTCGCTTCCTCTGTTGGTGTTCTTCTTCTTTATCCATAACAATCAACGCGGCACCATATAAAAGCATACCGCCACCCCATAATAACACAGCATTAATTAAAAATTCTAACATCTCTTTAACCTCTCTTTTTCTGGATTATATCATAGCCCACTAAATCAATGTTGAATTGATTAATAATCTCAGGATCAACATTATATATATTAGCGGCTTCGTTTAACGAAAGAACCCCAGCCCTTACATCTAAGCTTGCACGGCATAACGCCATCATGTAAGGAGTTGTTACGCCTTCGGTCATAAACTTCTCAAACATAATTTGATACTCGCATTGACAGTGTTTTAAATAACGATATAATAACTCTATTGAGTCTTAAATAATCTTTTAGGGTCTCTTGAGATTAGCAACAAGTAGTACTACTACTAACCCTAAAAGGTCTCTATAGAGACATTAAAAGAGTCTCTATAGAGCCTAAAAGTTTCTCCTAACGTGCCATTCCAATTGTTCCCTTAAAGCGTTAATAGCTTCCAAATCATCTTCATCTGGTACAAATGACTTCCTACCTAGTAGAAACTTGCAATCGACTATAACGTCGTTAGCAAGTTGAAAAAACTCCTCTCTGACCTCTTTGTCTTGTTGTTCTAGCATCTGCTCCTCCTCCTCAATTGTTGGGATGTTTTCGTCACCGTGTAACCAGTCCTGATCTCTCATTGTAAAAACCTCTCTCTCTGTTTGTTTAAGTCTCTGTAGTATTCTGACAGTAGATTTCAATATGTCAATACCAGATAACAATTTATTTCTGTTATTTGACGGAATAAAGGTTAGCATCTCTAATAAGATATTGTATTAGAACCTTTAACCTTTTTAAAATCCGCTATGCGTCTTATTCAGCGGCATACCTCACAGCCGCTACCAGTTAAACAGCTCTAAAACGCCCTGTAAGCCATTTTAAGCGTCTAAGGTATGCTAGGGTATAGGGTAGAGGTAGAGTCGCTTAAATCGCCTTATATTAACAGACAAAAAAAACCCGCCTATAAAGACGGGGTGACGATAACGTCAAAACACACTAGGGGAATTCTATAAAGCTAACCGCAACCATTTAGCAGAGAGCTTGTCGCTGGCTGTCTCTAAGCGATCGAACGTGTGCCCCTCCGTCGCTTTGCGTGCTACCGCTTTGCGCACGTCGTGGTCTGTGAGTACGTCTTTATACTGCAAGCGTCTCCACAATGTCGCGTCACTTATGTCTAATATTATAGCTAACATATTGATTGAATAATACTCCCCAGTCACTAAACGGTCATGAGTGCCGGTGAATTGAAACATTCTTGATGGTTTAGGCATGGTTTAATTCTCTTTATTTTTGATTCTCTATTTTAATAGTGTCGCATATAAAATAGTCCCTATGCACTGTGGTTGCTCCTTTTGGAATATCTTCGTCTTTGATCATGTCCATCATCAAAGCCTCCGCGCTTTTTTGATCTGTCGCCTCTATTTCCAGATAGAATCCAATTTCTAAACATGCCGCCACTTTAAATTTTTGCATTGTTTACGCTCCCAATAGTAAGACAGTGAAGACAAACGAGTACAGCATAAACGCACCAGCGGCCGCGCTTGATATCATTAAAGCAGAGCCAACGATGGCGGCTGTAACGTCGCTCCGGCGGCTCTGTTTGTCCTGTATCGCTTGCATTTTTATATAGGCAGAATTGCCTTTGTAATTGTTCAACATGGTTTAACCCTCTTTATTTACGGCGTGTAACTTTCTCGCGGCTGTTTTGTGCCCAGCTAAATACAAGGCGTTGATTGCGTCGTCTACTGAGGTAAAGGAGGTCAAGGTTTTTGTTTCTTCTTTCGATACCATTATTTGCGCCCCTGATCCCTCCCAGATATGGATTAATTCGCCGTCTTTTATCTCAATATTAATTTTCATTATTTCACCCCCCAAGTAAACCGTCGATGAAACTTTGCTCCACTGTCTCAACGTCGCTAAACACGCCTTGTAGCCAACTGTTTACGTGCCTTGTTGTTGTTGTGCTGTACTTCATGCCTGTTTTAATGTAACGACCACTAGGCAGCAGCGCAGCGACTGGGGTTTCGTAGCTAAATAGTACTACTAAACCATTTTTGGATAATTCTGTTTGATTACTGCCGATTTTTTTTAGTTTCATTTCTAGTATTCCTCTGGTTCGAGTTCATTTAGTACATCATACGCGCATTCTAACGCTTCATGATCTGTTTCTATACCGTAACAAGTGAAACAGTGGTAATCAACCCATTCGCCACCGATAGGCGTTTGTAGGTTAAAGGTTGCTGATTCATTCCATTCTATGCGGATATGTTCGCCGTTGTGTTCTAGTTCCCAATGTTTCATCTTAAAGCCTCCAATCCGGTGTATATGTATCAATTTTATAGCCTAGCTGCTCTATTAGCTCCAGAGTATGCTGGGTCAGTGTTTTAGTACCTGCTAGCTTTGCAAAGGTCTCAGCATTGTTGCACGCCGGGTATATAACATTATTCCCATACTGCGACTTAACTTCAATTAATATTGATCTGCTCATCTGTGCTGCCTCTGTGTTTGTGTGTTTGTTGTCTTGATGGGTTCATTATATAACAGAGTCAATATCAATCAACCTTTATTTGATATTTATCTATAACAATATCACATAAGCATATAACCAAATAACTATAGCTACCTTTTATCTAACGCGCGCGTACGAATAGCATAGATCAACATAGACTGTCAACTGTTTATGGTGACTGGATAGGATTAATAATGTCTGTAGGGTACCACCATAGACACTCTCTCATGTCAATACAGACCACCATAAGCCTCAGTGATAGTCACTATAACTCTGATGAATGGCCATAGGCTTGACAGGCTGAGGTGGGTATGCTAGAGGGGACGGGGGAGGGGCTGGTGGCTGTAGAATTGTTACTGTACCACCCTAGATACAAAAAAGAGTCAAATTAGACCATTAATAACAAGGTAGAAAAGAGACCCTGTAGTCAGGATAAGTCATTGATAACTATATAGAATAATGGCGGGGCTGCGGAGTCTCTAGGGCTGCTGAGATCCGCTGTTGAAGGGACAGTGGAGTGTTACTTTAGGTAACAGTGTCTCAACAGGTGTTACAGGAAGTAACAGACCATAACAGACTGTAGAATTAATTACCTCTATATAGTAAATAGTACTTGACTTTTGCTCTAAAATATGCTATAATAGACTCTATAGAGTTAAGAAAGAGACCT